TTTGTTAAAATTATATGAAAAATCAAACCCACCATCAGCAGTTACAAATTCTACATCATTATTAAATATATTAGCATAATGTTTTATATTTGATAATTTATACAAATCGCCAGTATCATCTTTTCCATAACTGATATTCACATTTGTATTTTTTCTTAAAAAATTTTTAGATTTATTCCATCCAGGTATATCTTTATTGGATGAGTATAATGTTATAGCTTGTATATTATCTTTTATAGTTGTAATTCTTTTTCTATAATTCAATGTAGCTTCTATAAATCCACCAGGTCCTTCAGCTAAAGATGCTATATTTATTTTATTAGGGTTATTTATTAAATCAAAATCAACTAATATTTCAAATAATTTAAAATAAGCTCTACTCAATGGTTCATATTTTGATATAGAATCATGTTTGTATTTTTTGTTAGGAAGATATATCAGTTCATAGTCATTGCTTATTTTTTTTGCTTTATCCCAAGATTTATTATATTCTAAATTATCAATATTATTTTTGAATTTTATTAATTCATTATATTCCATTACATTCTTAATTTTATCTAATTCATTATATCCAAATTTTAAAAATATAATTGGTAATGTTTTTGTAATATTATCAATTAAGTAGGTATTTTTATTCATACATTATATCATACATAATACTTTAAATAAATATTATCTATATTTTTTCAAATACAAAGTAATTATTCCAAAAACTATATTTTTTCATATCATCTGTAATTGATTCTATTGTTCCATAACGTTCATCACCAATTAATGAATATAGTTGTTCAAAACTATTTGTTTCCTTTAACTTTAATTTATATTTATCACACATTAATTTTAAATAATCAATATTAACCAAATATTCTTTAATAGATACTCCAATAGATTCATTGAATACGTCTATTTCTAAACCTAATGAATTTTCATTAGGTCCAAATTTTGTGTTTGTATATTTTTTAGATATTTTCCAACATGTGTTAGTACCTTCATTTCTTAATACATCAGATATTTTCAATAATTCGAAAATTGTATTTCCATTTAAACATGTACCTATAAATTTACCACCTGGTTTTAATGAATTTGATACATTATTTAAATAGGTATTCAATGTATTGCTATTTTCAAAATAATAATGAATACTAAATTGACAACTTACTATATCAAACCCACCACCATCTGCTATATTTCCCAAATTATGGAATTTTTTCAGTTTACTATTCTTAATATTTTCAAACAATACATTACCATAAATAATATCTAAATAATATTTATTTAAATCATCAAGTCCACTATGTTTCAATATATCTTTAGATGTATCTCCCCATACAATTAATGAATGTTCAGCTAAATGAATATTATTTGTGTCAACACTTTTTTTCAAAATACGATTACATGCACCATTTAGTTCAACTAATCCATTTTTACAAACATCAATACCAACTAACATGTTAACATTCGCATTAATCCAATGATTCAAATCGCCTCCTTTTCCAACCGATGTATCTAATAAATTATTTGAACCAGATATATATTCATTTATTAATTTTTTCTTAATATATGAATGTAAATCATACATTGGTGTACATTCTCTATTATTTCTTCGATTATTATTATTGTAATATATATCAAATTCATCATTTTGTTCAGATTGTCCACTTGTTATCATATCTAAAGTAACTGGATTATGAATACAATTCCATACATTATTAGCAGTAATATAATCATTTGGGGTTAAATTATCCCTAACTCTCATAGGGCTCCATTTAAACATACCAATTTCATTATATTTACATTCAATTATCATATCATCTTTTATTATATTTTTATCATCTATAGTATAAATATTACCGTCTTCAATCTCAATTTGAGCATAACACGCATCTTTAGAATATGGATTTGTTGGGAAAAATTCTATACTTGTAAATTCTGATTCATACACTATATTTTCATTCAAAACTCTCATAGAATTATAAGTATTGTGTCTTTCTGAACTATATCCAATATGTAATATTAGTGTTTTGTATTGCTTACCATTACTATTAATCTTTACCAAATCTTTTGATAAATCAATATCGTCTTTCATTATCTTAACCTTGAAATCAATAGTATTTTCTTCTGGTGGCTTCCATTTGAAAGATCTGTACCAACGACCATTGAATTTAGGTTTAAATCCAGGTTCTTCACCAGCAAATAAATTTCTTGGTGTAAAAATAAGTCCATCGATATTATATTCATACTCAGACTTATATAAATTTGAACAACATTGAAATATTTTAGTATCTGCCTTTGCAATACTTATATTATCCATAATATCTTTATAGGTTTGATCTGATTTATCATATTTGACAAGTTCTTTTAATTGTGAATCTATATATGTTTCATTTTCTTCACTATAAATAGAATCATCTCCAAACTCAAATTTTTTTAAATTTATACGTAATGTGTTGTTTGTTTCTTTTTTCAAATTTGTTTGTATAATATCATGTATTTCTTTTGTATATTCTAATCTAGATATATCAATTTTATTTAGATCTATCTCTTCTTGAGATCTTTGTAATATACGTTTTCTAATATCTTCACCTTTAAAGAAATAAGCATCAAATAACATCAATAAATTAATATTGTTGTCATGCTTATCTTTTAAAATATATTCGCTATCTAAAATACAACCAGCAAGTTCAATACAACTAGCTCCTAAATATTTAATATCATTCTTTCTGTTCATCAAATACATTTTTCCATTTTCAGTTATTATCAATAAATTACGTTCACCGTCGGCTTTATCAGTAACCGAATAATCTTTCCTAATAGATATTATATTGTTATAATCAACATATTTTCTTTCTAGCATATGTTTTTTTTCTAATGTAACATTCATCGGAGCACTAAATTTATAAAAATCCATCAAACCTTTATATTCGGTAATAACTTCGTTTTTTTCTGAATCAGAAATAATATAATACGATTTATTATATGCTTGTAGTACAACTAATAAGTTATTAATCATAGATACTAAAATATTGTTAGCTGATATTTTTTTTATACCTTTTTTATTTCCAATATATTCCATTTCTATTTCGTATTCTAAATCATTATCAAAAACTTTTGAATGTTTGATAGATTTAAAAGAACCCAACTTTTCATATTCTTTACCTTTCATTGGTACATCATCGTTTGGTCCAAATTTATTAAACCATTGATTAAAATTTTTAATATGAAATGGTTTAGCTACAAATTTTTTCTTATAGTCTGGAATATCTTTTTTTTTCATTGTTGTATTAGTACCAATTTCAATATATTTATTAGATTTAATCATAGTCATATCGTATTGACACATTTTATCACTCGTTATAAATGAAATTCTTTTTTTATATCTAAATATTTTGGATTTAGTTTTCCATGATTTTACAATATCAGTTACTATTTTTTTTTTATTATCTAATACAATTTCGTCTTTAAGATTGAATTTTATTTTGTATTCATTAATATCTAATTTTTTTATAGTTTTTTTTTGTATTATCTGTACATATTTTGAATCAATAGAGGTTATATCTTCACTTTGACAATATTTTATAATATTACTATTTCCAATTATAGTAAATCTTACAGTATCAATTATTATATCTAAATATTCATCTTCATTGTAAAATATAATATTATTTTCACTATTCAATCTTTTTAATACATTAAAAAATTTATCTTGAGTTATTTTATCATTGTACCCATTTTTTAGTATAATTTCTAACTCATAATTTGGATGTTTTTCTGCGTTGGCTACCATTTCTTCTAAAGCCTTAGCATATTTTTTTAATTTCATTTATATATATTATATTTATTTTTATTTTTAAATTACTTTATCAATTTTATATTAAGAAAGAAATAATAAATAAAAAATAAAGACATTTAATGTCTAAAAACTAGAAATATTATCATAAAGCTGTTTTTTTGTTTTATTTTTACCATTTTCCCTTTGAATAGATATATTGTTCAGTTTTGCCAAATTCTGTAATTCATCCAACTTATATGAACTGATTGCTTTCAAAACTACGCCTTTTTGACATGAATCATGTTTATTACATTTTTCAATATTTTGGTTTTGTACAACATCTTTAGCTGTTTCATTCAAATTATTTATTTTTAATTTATTTACAATACATTTATAAATCAAATTACTTGGATATTCACCAAAAATATGTATAAAAGGTAGATAAATATCATTATACTTAACAATTATAACATTATTATTTTGTTCATTATAGTTTTGACCACTATGATATGTAAATTTATAGTAATCAATAATAATCAAATTTATATTGTAATAATCAGACAAATAATGAATCTCAGGATTTTCCCAAATACCATTTTCAATATTATCAATCATTGACATCTTTTTATATCCAATAGAACTATATTTATTTATTTTAAAATATTTATCTATATCATTTTTCAATGATTCTGATAATTGAAGGGCATATTTAGATTGTTCAGATATCGTTTTAAATTTGAAATCTCCCAAAATAATATAAAGTAAAGAACTTAAAAAACTATTAGAACTAATAGGAATACCATACAAATAATAATTATCACACAATAAATTATCAAATAGATTATCTAACTTTTTAGGTATATTTACAATCTCATTTTCACAATAACTAATATCTCCAGGAGGGTCATCTGAATCTTTTTTGATATTATACAAAGTTTGTTTAACTCTTTTTGGAATTGTATTTTGCTGTTCAAATTCTGGATTTACATTCAAATTTATTTTAATATTTTGTTTATTACTTTTTATTCGGTTTGTAATATTTCCAATAGTTACAGACATTTAATTATAATGGTCAATAATTTTTTAAATCAATTTTACAATATTTTATTATTTTTTATGAAAACTAAATAATTGTCTATTTCTTTCAAACATGTATCATTTATTAATTTCATATTTAAAAAAATACCATTATTATTTTTAGTATATTTTACATTATTATTAGATATAATCTTGAAAATTTCGATTTGTTGAAATTCTTCTAAAATTGTTAATTTTTTTCGTAATTCTTTAAGTTCAATATCACTATACATTAATGTATAATGATATTTTAAAAATATATTTTAAACTATCTTAAATAAAATGTTTTGGCATTAATGTTTTGTCACCTTTTATAGATACACTTTTTGGCATATCCATTACAGTTTGTTGTTTTGTTATAGTATCAATATAACCATTGTATTGTTTTATATTAGAATGAATATTGTCAATACTATAACTTAAAACATGATAATTCAATTCATTTATTTGTTCTTGTAAATTATAATCTAAATGTTTAGCATGTTGTAAAAAAATAGATCTCATAATTATAAGTAATTCTTCTTCAGATTGTTTACATATTTTTGTATTCGCCACCTTAAAAATTTCTTTTATAATAATATTTTGTAAATAATCAATATTACTTTGCGAAAAATACATTTCACTTAAATTAGTTTGACCCATATTTCCAGTCATATTTGATGATTTTTTATTGATTACATTATTATTTTCAAATAACTCAAACGGTGTTCCATTGAATCCATTCAAATTAATAAAACTACTCATATAAATATACAATACAAAAAAGTTTCTTAAATAATATTTCCATGTAATTTTGGTTCATCACGTTCTTCATTCACTATATTCATTGCAAATGTCGTTTGTAATGAACTATTTATTACATTTCCAAGAAGAGAAATATCTGTAATTCCAGTTGTAGGTAAATTAAATGTATTATTTATTGTGGAATTTCCAGTAGAATCACACAAATTTATAGTATATTCAAATGGAATTGAAATTTTGTTATACAATTTAGTTTGTCTCCCTCCAGTTCCATTTCCATCTATTTTTATTATAGTATGACCATTTTGCCTCATCAAAAAATTGGTTAATGATGTATTTGTTATAACTATATCTTTAAAAATTAAGTTATCTCCCAAACTATATTCATCCGTACAAAAATATTTTGAAAATGTTATAATTAAGGTATTTGTAGCTGTATCATATTTAATTTTAGAACATTCCAAAAAATTATTCAAATTTGATAAAACAGTTCCTTCTGGTGTTGTTAATGTAATTTTTAAATTATTTAAATAACTATAGGGTGTTGAATAATAATGTATTGGCTGGGGAGTAATACTTTTTAAATACACAACACGTCTATCAGTTCCAGCTAAAATTGTATTATTAATATTTCCATGTTCAGAAAAAGTGTTTCCTGCTACAGTATAAGTTCCACTATTATTATTTGTTCTTATATTAGTATCATCCATAACTAAAATAAATGTTGATTTATTTAATTGATTATTTGAACCAAAATTTGTATTATTTTTAATTTCATTTATATGTAATAATAAATATGGTAAATCACTTATTCTCATACATCTTATAGGGGAATCATTAGAATTAATCAAATTGTAATTGTATAAACTTAATACCTCTTTTATATCTAAATAAATATTTGGTATTATCATTCCTAAAAACTGAACTGATTTAATATTTTTAAAATTTTTTCCTATATTTAAAGCGTTTGTATTTACAGAATTAAAATTGACAGAAAAATCATAATTTGTATCTCCATGTTCTGTTAATAATCTATCTTTACTATTTATACATAATGTATATGATTTAGTTATTGTTTTGTATTTATCCTTTGTATCTTCCATATTTACATAACTTTCAAATTGGTCTATTAGATCATCATCATTCATATAAATTAATACTAATAAACACTTTAAATTAATAATTTAAAAATACTATAATTTAATTTAAATATTATAAAATAATAATGAATATACAAAAATATTGGATATTTTTAGCATTATTAGCCTGTTTCATTACAGCATGTGAAATAGTTAATATTAAATATTTGACAAACAACTGTAATAATCTTAATACAGTTATTCCAATATGCTTTGTTGTAACTGGTATAGTAGCATCTATTTATTTGATGTTTAATATATCAAAAATAAAAAATATGAAACTTAATTCAATTACTATAAGAAGTATAATTTTATTTAGTATATTGATTATTGTTGGAAAAACTGTAATAATTAAATCATTGGAATTATCTCCTAATATTGGTTATACTCATATGATTATAAACCTAAATGTTATATTAACATTCTTGTTTGGATATTTATTATTTAAACAAAAAATAAATATATATGGGGGGTTAGGTATAATACTTTGTATGATTGGACTATTTATTATAGTCAAAACATGCTAATTTACTTTTTAACTTTAAATTTAAACTTTTTAGATTCCTTGAATATTGTTAATTTAGGTTCAATTGTTTTCAAATCATCAAGCCAAAGTGTTTTATTATCTTTAGAATTCAAGTCTTTGAATTCACTTTCTTTATCATTTAGATTAGCATTGAATTCATCAATTTTATCTTTTGTTAAATTATAAATAGGCATTTTTAGCAAATAATCATAATTATCATTTTCTTGTGGATATTTACCTTTTTCAAGTTGCTCAATAATATTTGACTTATTACGATTATTGATAATGATAGTACCACTAATAAATTCATTAATAAATCTAATTTTAATACTCAATGTATCAATTTCACGTTGTAATTTATCTAGCAAATATGTTTTTCTTGAATCATATAAATTCAATCGCAACTGACAATATTCTTCCAAAATAGTATTGATAGAAGCATACTTTTTAATTTGATGATTTGAATCAAACGCTACAATATTACTCAAATTAATAGATGAAACTAATTTAAATGTTTTTTCTAAATAGGTCATTCCAATCTTTTCATTATATTTATTCAAATCCCAAATTTCATCTTCATTCATAACAATCTCAAATTTAACATCGATATCTGTAGAATAAGAATTGTAATATCGAATAATCTGTTTTTTACTCTTATTTTTAGGGTCAATTATAAGAGATTCCAAATAATTTTTATAGTTATCAGTCCACATTCCAATAGGCAATTCGGTAACAATAATAGTGGATCCTTTAATCTCATATAATCCTTTGCTAACAAACAATTTATCAGTTTTTTTAGTAATAGTTCCTTTGAATCCATGACAATATGGATTCATTTCAGTCAATGGAATACCATTAATATAATTTTTAATGTTTTTAACAATATCGAATGGATTAAATTTTGGAATATCAGTAGACCATCCAGTTCCAATACCTTGACTACCATTAATAAGAACAAGTGGTAATATAGGAACATAATATTTTGGTTCAATATTTACTCCATCATCTGTATTATATTTGTACAATGGTTCATCCAATTTATTAAATAGTTGATTTGTAATTGGCATCATTTTAGTATGAATATACCTTGGCTGAGCTGAATCTTTACCTCCCATCATTCGTGTTCCAAATTGTCCAACTGGATCTAACAAATTAATGTTATTTGAACCCACAAAGTCTTGGGCCATATTAACAATAGTTCCATGAAGACTCGTTTCACCATGATGATAATCACCATGTTCACTAACATATCCAGCAAGTTGCGCAACTCTAATTTCCTTTGTTTCTAATTTTCTTTTTTTACAACAATACAATACCTTTCTTTGAGATGGTTTCAATCCATCAATAATACTTGGCAATGATCTAACATTATCTGATGCTGAAAAATGAATCATCTCTTCATGAATAAATTGTTCAACTGTAACTGTTTTAGTTGTATAATCTAGTGTATTTTCTTCATCATGCTTAGACAACCACTCCTTACGTTTATCAGCACTACCATCAATCTTACTAAAAGCTAAATGAATAGATTCACTATCTTTTACAGATTTTGTTGTGTAATTTACCATTTTTGGCTTCTTAAAATATTCTTTTGCTTCTTTTGGAGTACTAGTACCCAATCCTTTATAATACTTAGTAGTCCATTTACCATCATTACTTGGACCTTTCATCCATTTATTGAAATCTTTAACGCTATAAAATGATTTCTCAGTTGCTTTCTTTTTTATTTTTATCACTGGTGTCAACATTGTATTCAGGAATCCATCGTATCTATACAATGATGGCCACAATGTTTCAAATAAATTAAATATCAATCCCTTAATATGTGAACCATCTTCATCTTGATCTGTTAAAATCAACAATTTGCCATATCGCAATTCTTTAGTATCACTATAATCCTTGTTTGATACAAGACCTAAAATCTTTTTAATATTACTCACTTCTACATTTTCAAGCAATTTTTTACCATTCATAGCATCTTTCACATTCAAAATTTTCCCTTTTAATGGAAATACGCCAAATTTGTCTCGACCAATAATAGACATTCCTGCCATAGCCATTGACTTTGCTGAATCTCCTTCGGTCAAAATGAGAGTACACTGATCAGATTTCTTTGTTCCTGCCCAATTCGCATCTTCCAACTTAGGGAGTCCTTTCAATCGATTTTGTTTTTTACCATCATTTTTTTTCAATCCTTTAGAATTTTTAAGTTCATACAATGCTATAGCTCTTTCAACAATACCAATTTTAGATATTTGTGTAATGAGTTTGTCACTGATAATACACTCAGAACCAAATTTATCTTTGCTTGTTGTCATAAATTCTTTTGTTTGACTGTTAAATGATGGATTATCAATTGTACATTTAATGAAAATCCTAATATTATCTTTAATAAATTGTGGTTTAATAGTCATTTTCTTTTTTTTAGTAATAAATTCACTTAATTTTTTAGTGATTTGATTAGTCACATAATCCACATGTTTACCACCTTTACTTGTATTAATACCATTTACAAAAGATATTGATTCAAATACTTGGTCATCATTTAAACATATAGCAATTTCCCAACGATTATTAATCTTTTCATATACCTTTTTAATGTCACTATCTGTAATATACATATCAACATAGTTATTGAATGATTTAATATTGAGTTTGTCTTTATTAAAAGAAATTGTGGCATTATTTGTAAATGCTGCTACATCATATGCTCGTTTTTCCATAATTTTTATCATTGTTTCTGTTAATCCATCAATTTTAAATTTAGGATAATCAGGAATATATTTTATGAGCGTATATTGTTTTGCCTTTGATTTTTTTATAATCGGTTTATCTTTTCTAGACATATTATCATAAAATGTTTGCTTGAACATATGTTTGCCATCACATGTTTCTACACAAAATTGCTTTGAAAAAATATTTGTTAGTTTAGCACCATAGCCATTTTTACCACCAACATGTTTCAACGTTTTTTCATTGTAGTTGGTTGATGTAAGCAAATGACCAAAAATCAATTCTGGATTATATACCTTTTCTTTAGAATTCATTGACACATTAATACCTTCACCATCATTTTTGACACATATTTCTCCAGTTGATTTATCTACAGATACATCAATATTTTTTACTTTATCAGTACAACTAGAATTTTCATTTGTTCTAATATATTGATCAAGGGCATTTACAATGATTTCATCAAAAATCTTATATTCTCCAGGAATAAATTCACACTCTTTTTTCTCGAATATATGTGTTTCATCGTTTTTGATATAATGCGATTCTTTACCCTTCTCTATACTACCAATATAAGTATCTGGCAATTTATATATATGTGTCCTATGGTCTAGTTTCACCACATCATCATTAGAATTGGTTGAACTAATTTTAGGCATTTATTTAATAATCTGTGATGTCTTTAAATAAATTTCAATTTTAAAAAAAAATATATTTTAATAATGAACTAATTACTGATAATATATAAATTTTTAATGTTTTTTAATTATAATGATTAAAATGATAATAATATTATTTATAATTTTTATTTCAATAGTAATACAAAATAAATATTATGAAACATTCTTCGACGGGCATTGGCGGGACAACGGTGTCTATGGCGGTGGGGGTAACAACAACGGTGTCTATGGCGGTGGGGGTAACAACAACGGTGTCTATG